CGGACCACGAGGACCATCATAGAAGAACAGAGGATATAACGGATAGAATGTATCTAACTGTAACGGATCATCCCAAACCCAGATGGGCCAAGTCCAGTCTTTACTATTATACATGAGTACGCGACGAGTGATCTTGTCCCATACCATCCATACTTCTGTCATCTTAGCACGTTCAAATGTCTCTTCATCATCGAAACCAAAGTTAGTCATCTTCTCTTTGGGTTCGTAGACAGAGAACACATCATCATCGTGCGCTTCATCAGTTTCGTTTATCTTAGCCTTCATAATGTGAGTAGGCTTATAGATAGACTTATACTCATCACTTCCTTTCTTCTTCTCAGCATATCTCGCTAAGATGAAGCTAGTAGGTAGATAATCACGTACCATTATCCAGTTAGCATCAGAAGCATCTAGCTCTCTGCTATTAGGATCAACAGCTACATCAAATGGAGAACGAACTTTAGCAGTCGGTCCTGCTGGCTGTAGAATATCTATTCCCTTTTCGAGAGCGTCGATCTTGCCTTCGATCTCAGTAATTTGTTGTGGCTTCTTAGCTTTTTGTAGATCAACCGATAACTTTTCTAGATCCATTAGAGCTTGGTCACTGCTATCTTGCTTGTGTACCCAGTTAAGTTCTATCCAAGATCTATTGGTCAACAGAGTCGTAACGACACACCGCTTGGCTTTTGGTTTGAGATTGATCCCTGGAGATGGCCTTCTTGTACCAATTACATTAACTAATCGTTCAAGTATAGTTGCGAATCTCTTATTGCCTTCTGTAGCACTAGTGAATTCTGCACTTGGGTTTCTAGCATATAATGCTGGGACCATAGTAGTAATATTACTGAATACTACATTCTCGGTTTCAGTGATGTTGTTGTTAAGCCTTTGATTTCCAATAAGATTTCCGGCTGCATGTTCAGTTGGTAGACGGTGTTTGCTTTGATCATTGTCGAAGTACCGAATAGCTTCTTCCCAAGTATCAACTACCTCATCTGATACTTTTCGCCATTGTGCTAATCGTGACTTCCACAACTTGCCATTAGCTTTGGATATAGGAATCTTACTGTCACCTACGACTTGATATGTAGGTTGACGCTTACGACGAGTAGGCTTCTTATCGAGTGATTGGTCGATATTAGTTTCTACATCAGTCGGGATTTGGTCTTCGTCTGCCATTTTACTTACCTATCATCCCTGTAAATATCTGCATTAATAACTCTTCTGCGGAAATAGCATCGTTAAGTCCTTCTGGTTGATCCTTTAATTCTTTACCTAATCGCTCCCACATTAATTCCATCAGCTTTTGTTTCTGGTCTTTGCCTTCTATAACTTGTCTTGCAGCGGCTTCTGGCTTCATCGGGCCAGTTAACTTTTCCTGTACAGCCTCAAGTGGAGCTTGATCAGACTGTCCCAGTAACCTCTCAAGCTGTTGTTGGTTAGTTCTTACGTTACCTATATTTTTAGGATCTTTAATAAACCTTCTATGTGTCTTAGGGATATATCTATTCTCTCCAGTGGACTTGTCTTTAATTATTTTAGTTCTGCCAGATTTCTCTGCTGCTTGTGCAGCTTCTTTTCTGACGCGCTGTACTGCTCTTTTCTGTGGAGTATCAGCCTTTACTCCTTCAACAAACATATCTTCTAACTGCCTTACAGATAAATTCTCTATATCTGGATCTCTTACTTTTGGGTGTGCTTCAGTACTTCTACCGAATACTTGTCCAACAGCTTTATCAGATACATCTTCTTGAATAATTTCTTTGGCTAGTATTCTTATATTCTCTGGAGTCTGTAGGTGTGGAGGTAGTTCATCAATAGTAGCACGTAATGCATCCGCTCTATTTCTACCAAGTACATCTATCTGATCAGTAGGCTCTTTTCTTGTTAGTCCACGAGCCTCACCCGGTTCCAAGTCCTCTAGTGATATTTTACCTTCTTGACGAGGAAGAATTACCTTTCCAGAGCGGTCTACAATATTCGCTTTGGTATAAGGAGATCTTTGTAGTTCATCAAGAGTCATATCAGTAGTTGTAGGTACTGGGTCTTCTAGACTTCGTTCATGGGATCTTTCTATTTGTTTTTTAGTTTGTCTCTTTGGTTGTATTCCTTCTGGTCCTGTTGGAGCTAAGTCAGGATCGTAATCATACTTTTGTGTTATTACTTCTTCATCAATTAATTTGTTGTGAATTCTATCTAAATGAGGATCTGGATCATCTAAAGGAGATATTATTCCTTCATCTAATTCTTCATCAAACCTTTCCCATACTTCTTTGGGCCGATCCAATTGTTCTGGAGATTCGCCAGTTTTCCATATTTTCTCTTCATCAGTATAGTCTTTATATTCATCTATTTTTCTTGCTTCTGGTGGTGCAGCCTGTTCTTTTTCCTCAGTAAGGCGTTTTGATGTACCACGCATTCTACCTTCGAGCTTCTTCAAGATTTTGGGATTTACATTTTTTCTCCCCAATAAGTGTAAGATATATGGATTAATGACTGCCATATCTTAGATTCCTCGTAGCTTCTGGCAGATCACGTTCTCCCCATCTACGCCAGCCGACTTCCTTATCTTCTTGTGGCACAATCAACTTAGAAATGTTAGGACGATGCGATAACATGTATTTAATTGTATCCATCGCGTGGTCATCCTTATCCACAGGAATATCTAGTATATCCCCACGGGGATCACGTTTCCAGTAGTAAGAAGTAAACTCATTAGCTACGAACTCCAGACGATCACTTACATACATGTATGGAGCATTATAAATCCCAGTTATAGGATTCTGGTGATTCCTCTGTGGTATTAAGTATTGAGATACCTTTACTATACCATTAGCAATATCGTTATTACCTCTAGTACAGTATATACCATCATCACGGAACATATCAGAAATAGAACGACCAACTGTTCCTTTATTAACACCCTTACGTCTAAAGATGTCTGGGTCTGAATACATGTGGTTATCATAAGGAATCTTATAATGACTTCTGCATTCAGTAATTTTATTTGCCTGTATTTCCAGTGGAGTCTCTTTCTCGTATCCACCATCTAATAGAAACACATTCCCATGTAAGTCAACGAAACCACATAGATAACAGTAAGGTACTGCTAGTCCATAGTCGTAACCTTCAAGGTAGATTATCTCTGCCCCTTGAGTTAGCAACTGATTGTAGTAGCCAATTATATTTTCATGGGACATTACGTGGATTGACTCATCGAAGGAAGGATAGACAAGTCCTTCATAACTTGCCCATTGTCCTAGTAAGAACCGATCTCGCATCTGTCCGTGATAAGATGCTTCTAGAGTCTTAATGAAGTCAGCCTCTAGATTCTCTTTGTTCTCGTAAGTACTTCCTTCAAAGAGTTCAATAATAGGGCTGGGAAGACTGTCCTCATTCAGTAATGCTTTCCCAGTTTCATCAGTTTCACACATGAGTTTGTCATTAATTATCTTACGATCTAAATCGTGTAATGGTTTGACTAACTCTCTATATACCCAGTTCCGAGTTGGATTACATGTGATTAGTAACCAACGTGGCCCAGTACTAGGCATTGACGGATCATTACCTTCATATGTAGCCATACCACGAAGCCGACCAAGTAAGTCTAATAGATCTTTGTGAACAATTTCTGGATCTTCAATTTGATCCACCGCCACAAAATCATAAGTTGCTGACAACAAGTTACTCGTCGTCGCTTCATTAGCATTTTTCCCCTGTTGAGCGATATATCGAAAGTTGATGGTCGATCCGTTTTTGAGCGTACATGTATTTGATCCATTCGCACTCTTCGGGAACGATTTAATCCAATCCTCGGGACACCACTTCAAGAATTCCTTTCTTAGTGTGTCATTTAATTTGGGGTAAGTTGACCTAGCCATAAGCGCATTACAGCCAGGATAGTCTTTTGCGAGTTCTATTGCTTTAATACAAACGTTAGCGGTTTTGCCATTAGCAAATCCCCCACCATACAATTGTATTTTGGCACGAGACTTCTGGAATCTATCTTGTAGACTCCCCTCAAAAAGACGGAATGTAGGCATTAGCCCTAGTCTATTTTAGACCAGTCAGTATTAGCTAGTGCAGTAGTACTAGTAAGATCTGTACGTTGACCAATATAGTTTTGATCAGCAGTAGTATCTGTACCTTTTTGTCCTACAAATGATGGAACAGTAGTACCTGAAAGCGCACTAGCTACAACACTTACACGACTATATTCATTCTCTGGTCCTGAACCTATTTGCCCACCACCATTACCACTTGCTTCAATTACCGTAGCCATTACATAACTCCTTCAGGTGTTATATCTATTGTCGGGATATCTTGTTCTTCTTTCTTGACGTACTCAATCCGTAAACCGCCTTCAACTTTGTGACGATGCTCCACGATATCAGCGGGG